TTTATGGTATGCCTATATTAGCAGAGAATAACAAACCTAGATTATTATATAATTTTAAAAGAAGAGGATATAGAGGTTACTCTATGAATAGACCTGATAAGCTTTGGAATAAATTATCTACAGCTGAAAAAGAAATAGGAGGTATACCAAACTCCAGTGAAGATATTAAACAAGCGCACGCTGCAGCAATTGAAAGCTACATACAGCAGTACGTAGGTTTAACGCAAGAAGGACAATATGGTAATATATCATTTAATACAACATTAAATGATTGGGCTAGATTTGATATTAATAATAGAACAAAGTTTGATGCTACTATTAGTTCAGGTTTAGCAATTATGGCTTGTAATAAAAATTTATATAGACCAAGCCCAAAAAGAGAAAACACAACAATAAATTTTGGTTTTACAAAATACAACAATAAAGGTATGTCATCAAAACTGATAACTAATGATTAAAACAAAAGCAAAATCTACATTTCCAAGCCAGGCAGTGCCTGACGCTAAGAAGTCTAGTAAAGAATATGGCCTGCAAGTTGCAAGAGCTATTGAGCAAGAGTGGTTTAAAAGTGACCGCGGTTCAGACCGTTACTATGATACTCAATTAAAATATCACGAGCTAAGATTATACGCTCGTGGAGAGCAGAGTATACAAAAATATAAAGATGAGTTATCTATAAATGGTGATTTGTCTTATCTTAATTTAGACTGGAAGCCAGTACCTATTATACCTAAATTTATAGACATTGTTGTTAATGGTATACAAGAGAGAACTTATAATATAAAAGCATTTTCTATTGATCCTATAGCGGCTCAAGATAGAACAGATTATATAAAAAATATGCAAGAAGACATGAAGTTTAAATCATTTAAACTAAATGTACAAGCTCAAACTGGTATAAACTCTTTTAAAAATGATGTTGAAAAAATACCAGAAAATGACGAAGAGCTTTCTGTGCATATGCAATTAAACTACAAGCAGTCTATTGAAATAGCTGAAGAAGAAGCTCTTGACAATGTAATGGCTCTTAATAAGTTTAATAACGTAAAGAAAAGATTAGATTATGATTTAGCTGTACTTGGTATCGCTTGTGTTAAAAACGGTTTTAATAGAGCTGAAGGTATCACGCTTGAATACGTTGATCCTGCTAATATAGTTCACTCATATAGTGATTCACCTTATTTTGAAGATTTATATTATGTAGGTGAAGTAAAAAGAGTTTTAATAAAAGATCTTATAAAGCAATATCCTGATATTACAAATGAGCAAATAGAAGATCTTGAGAAAAAATACAGTAATCAAAAGTTTGATAAATATGTTTATTATCCTGAAGATGCAAATGAAAAAGGTTATATAAATGTATTATATTTTGAATATAAAACTTTTAACAGGCAAACTTTTAAAATAAAACAAACAGCATCAGGTGCTGATAAAGCTTTAGCAAAAGATGATACTTTTGATCCACCAAAAGATGGTAGAGCAAGATTTGAAAAAGCTGATAGAGCTATTGAAGTTTTATACAGTGGTATAAAGGTTTTAAACCATGACATAATATTAGACTGGAAAAAATGTGAAAACATGACAAGACCTAAGTCTGATATTACAAAAGTATCTATGAGCTACAGTATTGCTGCTCCACGTATATATAAAGGTAGACCTGAGTCACTTGTTAGCCGTATGGTAAGTTTTGCTGATATGATACAGTTAACACATTTAAAGTTGCAACAGGTATTATCTAGAACTGTACCAGACGGTGTATTTTTAGACGCTGATGGTTTAGCTGAAATAGATTTGGGAAATGGTACTAACTATAATCCACAGGAAGCATTAAATATGTATTTCCAAACTGGTAGTGTTATTGGTAGATCAATGACGCAAGATGGTGACTTTAACAATGGTCGTATGCCAATACAAGAGTTACAGTCTTCAGGTGGTAATGCTAAAATAGCAGCATTAATACAGTCTTACAACTATTATTTACAAATGATAAGGGACGTAACCGGATTAAATGAAGCAAGAGATGGTAGCTCGCCAGATAAAAATGCTTTAGTTGGATTACAAAAATTAGCAGCTGCTAATAGTAACACAGCTACTAGACATATACTACAAGCTGGTTTGTTCTTAGTATTAAAAACAGCAGAAGCTGTTTCACTTAGAATATCTGATGTATTAGAATATTCTAAAGCTAGAAATCAATTTGTTTTATCACTAGGTAGATTCAATGTTGGTACTTTAGATCAAGTTAAAGAATTACATTTACATGACTTTGGTATATTTTTAGAACTAGCACCTGACGAAGAAGAAAAACAGAGATTAGAAAACAATATACAAATGGCTCTTCAACAACAACAAATAAACTTAGAAGATGCTATTGATATTAGAGAAGTTAGAAATTTAAAATTAGCTAATCAAGTATTAAAACTAAGAAAAAGAAAAAAGCTAGAGCAAGATCAACAAATATCTCAACAAAATATACAAGCTCAAGCTCAAGCAAACGCTCAAGCCGCTGAACAAGCAGCACAAGCTGAAACGCAGAAAAATCAAATAATTACTGAGCAAAAAGTTCAGTTAGCTCAAGCAGAGTCTCAATTTGATACTCAAAAGATGGAAAGAGAAGCTGAAATTAAGAAAGAACTTATGGAACATGAGTTTAATTTGAACATGAGGTTAAAAGGCATGGATTCACAAGTGATTAAAGATAAAGAGCAATATAAAGAAGATCGTAAAGATGAACGTACTAGAATACAAGCTAGTCAACAGTCTAGAATGATTGAACAAAGAAAAAAAGATCTACCAGCTGAGAAATTTGAGTCAAAAGGCTTTGATAATCTTGGTGGATTTGATTTAGAACAATTTGAACCAAGATAAATAATAAAATTATGGCATGGAGATTTAACGACTATCCAGGTAATATAGCTGGATCGGTATTTTCAAAAGGTGGAGACAATATAGTACCACCATCGGGGCATATATTTATAGCTATTACAACTTTAGCTGCTACTACATTTAGTAATACTACTGGATTAGTTGCTGAAGAAGCTACTAGATATGCTAACACGGAAGACGCTGCTGGTGACGCTGCTGCAGGATCTGAAACTTATAGTGAAGGATCTGGAGGCGAAGAAGTAGTAGTAGGTGATGCTTTTCCAGCAGGTATTGACATATTTGGTCAGTATACTAAAATAAGAGTAAACTCTGGAAGTATCATAGCGTATTACGCTAAAAAATAATATTTTTAAACAATTATATAATATCTTATTATGGAAAATGAAAAACAACAAGAAGAAGTTGTAGAAGCTAAGGTGTCTGAAGACGTAAAGTCTGAAGAAACTAAAGTTGAAACACCTTCTAATAAAAACGAAGACGGGGATTATAAAGTAGATCTTAGTAAACCCGCACCTGAACCCACTGGGGAAAAAGTGGAAGAAAAAGTTACCCCTGTAGAAAAAACAGAGGTAAAAGACACACCTGAACAAAAAGAAGAATCAATTATTCAAGAAGTGACAGGTGAAGCAGAAGAAACAGAAGATGTTCTTAGCAAGGTTTATAAACAACAAGCTGATAAGCTTGATGAAGAAGAACCAAAGCAAGAAACTCCAGAAGTGGAACTACCAGAAAACGTAGAAGAACTCGTGAAGTTTATGAACGAAACTGGTGGAACGTTAGAGGATTATGTTCGCCTCAACGCGGATTACTCAAATGTAGATAACGAAGCACTCTTGCGAGAGTACTACAAATCTACAAAACCTCATTTGTCTACAGAAGAAGTTAATTTTATGTTGGAAGACAATTTTAGCTACGATGAAGAGGCAGATGATCAAAGAGACATAAAACGCAAACAGTTAGCTCATAAAGAAGCGGTTGCGCAAGCCAAAAACCATTTAGATGGTCTGAAAGCACAATACTACAAAGAACTCAAGTTGGGTTCTAAGTTAGCTCCAGAACAACAAAAGGCAATTGACTTTTTTAACCGTTATAGTAATGAGCAAGCTCAGGTTAGTGAACTTACAGCAAAGCAACAAAAACACTTTAATCAAAAAACTGATCAAGTATTTAATGAGAACTTCAAAGGTTTTGATTTTCAAGTTGGAGAAAAAAAGTATCGTTACAACGTTAAAGATGTGCAACAAACAAAGGATGCCCAGTCTGATGTGCTAAATGTTTTTAGCAAATATATTAGTGAAGATAATTTATTATCAGACGCTAAAGGTTATCATAAATCTTTGTTTGCAGCACGAAACGCTGACGCTTTGGCTAATCATTTTTATCAACAAGGAAAAGCAGACGCTGTCAAACAGTTAACTTCTGAGGCAAAGAATATCAATGTCGACGGAAGAAAAACATCTGATGGTGTTGTTAAAGTTGGTGGTAATAAATTTAAAGTTATAAGCGGCGATAACAGTTCTAGCCGAAAATTTAAGTTGAAAAACTATTAAAACAAAGTTAAAAATTAAAAATTAATAAACATTATGGCAACAGTAAGTTTTGCCGGACCAGCGTCCGGCTCAGTAGTCTCTCCTGCTTACCAAAAGATGGCATTAAATACTAACTACCTAGACATTCAAAATGACGGGTGGGCTAAACAGTATTTGCCAGAATTGTATGAGCAAGAAGTAGACAGATATGGAAACAGAACAATTTCTGGTTTCTTATCAATGTTAAGTGCTGAAATGCCTCTACAGTCTGATCAAGTTATTTGGTCTGAACAAGGTAGATTGCATTTAGCATATCAAGGTCAAATCAACCCAGCAACTGGTTTAGTTGATACTATTACTAATATCGACACAGGAGCAACAGAAGCACACGCAGTTAGAAAAGGTGCAACTGTAGTTTGTACAGTAGCAGGCGTTGTATTTAAAGCATACGTTAATCAAGGTATAGAATCCACTACAGCTGCATATAGAGATGGTGAATCTTTAGATATATTTCCTTATGCTGCTAAAAACGTAGAAAACGTTTCTAGTACTATTGGAAGTACCGACAACCAAGTAATAAAGTTCTTTGTATATGGATCTGAATTTGGTAAAGGAACTGACACTATGCAAAAGTCTCTTGAACCTAAGTTCTTAACTTTCACAAACAGACCAATGATTATCAAAGATCACTTTGAAGTCAATGGTTCTGACACTGCTCAGATCGGTTGGATCGAAGTAGCTGGTGAAAGCGGACAAGGTGGATACTTATGGTATCTTAAATCTTCTGGAGACACAAGAGTAAGATTTAATGATTACATGGAAATGACAATGGTTGAAGCTGAAAAAGTTGCAACTTCTGGTACAGACGCTAATGACTCTCAACTTCATGACACTTATGGTGACATTGAAGGTTCTGAAGGTTTATTCTCAGCTGTTGAAAACAGAGGTATTGTAGCTACTAATTTAGTTGATAACGCGACTGACGCATTAGCAGATTTCGATTTATTATTAGCTGAACTAGATAAGCAAGGTGCTATTGAAGAAAACATGTTATATCTTAATAGAGCTTCAAACTTAATCTTTGATGATATGTTAGGTCAAATTAATGCTAACTACGATGGCGGTACATCTTTCGGTGTATTTGAAAATTCATCTGATATGGCATTAAACCTAGGATTCTCTGGATTTAGAAGAGGTTCTTATGACTTCTATAAAACTGATTGGAAATACTTAAACGATTCTTCTACAAGAGGATTAGTTGGTGGTATCAAAGGTATTATGATACCTGCAGGTACTTCTTCAGTATATGATCAGTCAGTTGGATCTAATGTAAGAAGACCATTCTTACACGTTAGATATAGAGCGGGTCAAGCAGATGATAGAAAATTAAAGTCTTGGGTGACTGGATCAGTTGGTGGACCAACTAGTTCAAACATCGATAAGATGGAGATTAACTACTTATCTGAAAGATGTTTAGTGACGCAAGCTGCTAACAACTTTGTATTACTTAAGTAATACTTTATATTAAAGAGTTAGGCGCTTCGGCGCCTAGCCCTTTATTTTTACTAACTTATATTATATTATATCATGAAAAAAACAAAAGAAAAAAAGGTTGTCGTTGAACAACCATTACCAGACCCAGTGGTAAAAGGACAAAGCTGGGAAGTGAAAGACAGGTTATATGAATTAAACACTAGAACAATACCACCTGTATATATATTGAAATCAAGACAATTATTTTATTTTGATGAAGACAAAAATTACGAAAGAGAAATAAAATATTGTAGAAATCAAAACACAGTATTTGTTGATGAAATGAAAGGACCTCAAAGATTAGGTCATATCATATTTAGAAACGGACAATTGTTTGTGGAAAAAGAACAACGAACACTACAAGAGTTTTTATCAAAATATCACCCTGAATCAGGCAAAACGTATATTGAG